GTCGGATACAGACTTGTTAATGTTATCCTGCAGGAACTCAAGGTCTTTAATGGTGCCGAGTCCAGGATTCGCTTTTACCCAGACCTCCGGGTTCTTGTAATCGTCGCTCTTATCCAATTCGTAAAGAAAAGCAATAAAGCGTTCATCCTTAATCGTACCGTTGATCGCATCAACCGCATAATTGTACTGAGCGTCAAAGATATTCTCCCGAACAAACCCTGCCGTTGTTATGCACCAAAGGAGCGGTTGCTTTCGAGCAGCCATTGACTGCTTCATTACGTCGTAGAGATTGCGATTTTTATTAGCATGAATTTCATCCATGATGCAAAAATGGGTGTTGAGACCATCCAGACCATTGCTGTCACTCGCTAGGGGTTCGAACTTACTGAAGTTGACGGGAAAATAAATATCAGTACGTCGCTTCCCCAAGTGACGGCTGAGAAGCGAGGATTGCCTAACAATGTTTAGTGCCTCTGTGAAGATGATTTTTGCTTGGTCACGCTTATTGGCAACCGGGTACACTTCACTCCCGCCTTCTCCATCAGCGATCAACATATAGAGACCGATGGCTGCGAGCAAGCTACTCTTTCCGTTCTTACGTCCTATCAATGTAAAGGCTTCCTTGTATTTTCGATTCCCTTCTTTGTTCACAAAGCCGAAGATAATTTGAATCATAGCTTTCTGCCAAAGGTCTAATTCAAAGCGTTTCCCAATCCATCGGCCTTTGCTCTGCTTGCAAAAGCGTTCGACAAATTCAATGGGCTTGGTGGCTTTGTCTACATCGAACGTGTAGGTCCCAGGATTATCTAAATCCCGAACAATCTTTTCATAAAGCGTTTTTATATGAGCGTTAACTACAACCTCGCCGCTTTGGATTTTGTCTTGGTACTCTCGGATATAGTTCATCTAGTCGCCCCTACTTCTTTAAAAATGCCATTAGTTCATCCTCTGCTTCGTTGGCTTCTGTGGATGGTAGGCGATCTAATAATTGCTTGATCGTACCTGTGTAATTTTTTATGAGGGCATTGTACGTCTTCACGACCGGCCTCTCGCGCAGCTTACGTGGTAGGGTTTTCGTCAATTCAAACGTGCCGTTCTGCCGGATATCGTCCTCTAGGTCTTCAAGCGTGATCTGCATAAAGGCAATGCGCGGGATAAGATTATTGGCGATGGTCATTTGTTCTTTTGGCACGTCTTTAAATAAAGCTGAAAGTTCGTTTTTAATCTGGTTGTACCGCGATTCAGTATCCATGTTGTGCCTCCCAAACTAAAAACACACTCCGGTTAGAGCGTGCTGATAAGGGTAATACTAAATTAGTATTTGAAAGCCAATATTAACCAATCACATAGGATTAGCAAAGGAGTCGATAACTTGAGTAAAGCGTTAGAAATCACCAGAGACATTGTCATAGCTACTATAACAACAACAAAACTTAATGTTTCCACGGAAAATGCAGAAGATATCGCTAACTATTTTCAGATTATTTATAACCAAGTTAACGAACTCGAAGTTAACGAAAATTAACGTACATTTGAGAAAAGGATTAATAATTGTTCTACCAATGCGGGTACATCTGATGGGTTATATTCGGCATTCTTTTTATCCAACATCTTAAGGACCAAGTCTACCAGTGCGTCAAATACGCTTTCCATTTGTTGTTGCTTGTTCATGTTTTGTCCTCCCTCATTTCGTAAACACAATATCGCCATTGCTATCAAACCCCAGACCGTCGCTCCGCCTGTTGTGGTGTAGTTCATGGCATACCCGGCAGAGTAGTTTCAGATTATCCCATCCGTAGCACTTGGTGGGGTTGGTTCTTACATCGCTGGGAGTAATCGGTTTGATGTGGTGAACGATTTCTCCTGGGACTTGGCACACCTCGCACAACCCAAACTTTGACGCAAAAAAGGCGTTGCGGCATTTCTTCCAAGCGGTGCTAGCGTAAAACATTCTTAATGGGCCTGTACTCATAGTGCCTCCTTTCCGAACAACAAAAAAGAAGCCTCGCTTTGAAGCTTCCTTGTTCGATTACCCTTTTATCCTAGAATCCGAAGGCTTCTTCTATTTCGTCAAGGGAAACCTCCCACCCCTTCTCCATTCGCCAAAACTCTGTCAGGCTTCTATAGGCCCCTCGGAGCTTGTCTATCTCGCGTAGGTTATTCCGTTTTTCCTCTTGGGTTCCGTTCATTTCCTTCTCCATACGGTCTTGTATCGCATGGAGTATTCCCTCAAGTGTATTTTCCTGCTGTTCGAGTGTCAATTCTTCCATCTGTGTCATCCCGCCTTTCGTGTACCCGCGTTCCGGGCTTGTCCCATTAATCACTCTGTTCGGGATTAATTGCAAGACAATTCTGTTCGGGAAATACAGGCTGGTAACCCACATGGGGAACGGAACTACGACGAAGAAGGCCCGGAGGCCACCTGTGCCAACGTCGCGCGACTCTGTGGCTTTTGTTCATTCTGGGTCTGGATCAGAAACTCGCACCGCTTCGTCCAAGATCGCGGTATCAAATCCAGCCGCTAGGTATCCAGCATAGATCCCCTCGTAGTAATGGCGCTCCGGTACTCCCAAGGGGATGCCTTGGTTCATCACATACGCCATGGCTCTGACGGGCTTACCTTCTATATCCACCCGGAAGAATGCCTTGCCATAAAAGGTCGGAAATCCTTCATAGTTATCCAGCCGATGCTCGGCGAGGTCGTCTAACTCCCACACCAAGACTGGAGTGTTCTTTTTGGTATTCTTCCGAATGGTTGCGTAGGCATCGCCATTCACGCCTTGAAAAATAAGTTCGTACCCCTCCAGTATAGCGGTGCCGACCACCTTTGCTGTTGGGCAGCGAACAACCATTTGCCTTATATTCATGTTGCTTCCGTAAGCCAAGTATCGCTCTGTCATTTGTGCTTCCCCTCTCTTTCGTTGCCACAGACGGGCCATGTGCCCGTCTGTGGCCTTATATTCTTTATGCCGCCGTATTATTCCTCCAGGCTATGTCGCCCTTCAGGTTGGCCAGAAGGTGCAGTCGAGCCGTTTTGAACTCGTCCCCGATCAGGCCAAGGCGAAGGAGCCAAGTCCTAAAGGTGTATTTCGGGTTTGTGGTGGCGGTTTTTCTGCTGCTGGCTGACCGCTGGGTCAAGGCTTGGTGGCTCATCGCCAGGCAAAATTGTATGTAGGCCTTTATTTTTCCAGCGTGTGCGACGGTGCTGTTGAAGCACCTGAACTCTATCGTGCCTATCGTGTATATGCTGTGGAAATTCAGAAGACGGTATCGGCTGCTGTTGTAGTGGTTGCTCCGGCTCTCGCTGGTGTAGGCTGCGTACCAAAGGTCGGCAAGGTCGGTCATCGTCGTGGGTTTTTGCGTGTTCAAGGCGTTTATGAAGTTTTCGTCTGCCCTCTTACAGTATCCTTGGCGGCTGCTCTTTATCGCGAGGGCTTCGTAGATCAAGTCCTCTTTACTTGCGACCAAGTTTGCCAGGTTCCTCAGTGTTTTCGGCGTGTGCTGGCCCATCCCTATGTGTATGTGAATCCCGCAGCTTGAGTTTGACTTAGCTCCGCCTTTCCGAAGAAGGCGGATTATTTCCTGCACCGTTTCGATGTCCTCGTATTGGCATATTGGGCTGACCAACTCGACTCGGTGGGCCGAGGTCGCTGTTCCTGTTCTGGCTTCAGCTCTTATGCTTGAGTCGCTCATAAGCTTCCAAGTTCGCCCTGTGTTGTCCCTAACCCAGTAGGCGTCGTAGGCTCCACCTGCGTATTGCGCCTGTGTTCCGAAGTAGTCTGCTACCGTGTTCGCTGCCTCTTCCCTTGTTACCCCAGTTAGCTCTATCTCGATCCCGAATGTCTGGTTTTTCATGCTCTATCTTCCTCCTGTTCGTTATTACGTGCCCGCATGACATTAATCACTCTAAACGAACAGGATAGCAAGTTAATTCTGTTCGGGAAACATGAGCCCTGCATACTATCCTGCTTGGGCATTCATCCCTGCAAGGAAAGGCAATCCGCACAAAGGGCAACGTGGCGCGGGACAGGGGCAATAAGGTAAGGGAGCCTTTTGCGAAGTTCTGATTTACCCGCGCTCTTGGCCAGAAACAACCATCATCCCCCGCTCTTTTAAGCTCACATATTTGCCATTGTCTCCAATGACAACATGGTCGATCACTTCAATGCCTAAGATATTACCAGCTTCAACCAATCGCTTTGTTACATCTAAATCCTCTCTGCTGGGAGTTGGATCTCCGCTGGGGTGGT